AACACTCGCATCTTGATGCCCGACACATGACCTTCGACCTTGGGCTTGAAGTCGGGGTTGGGCACCCACTTGCCATCTTCAAGAATCATGGTCGGTGAATCGCCTGTGTACCGACGATGCACAACATCGGGTGGTACGTCAGCCTCCGGCCCGAGGTACTCACCGCCACGCAGGTCGGTCTCGGTCTCCCGGCCCTTGCGCTTGCGTGCACCACGCCATGCCTTGTGCTCACCTGCCACAGTCTGACGCCGGTTGTAGAACCGCCATTCGTCGAGTGGGCCATCACCGTTGCCGTCGATGCGCAAGTAGAAGTCTTCGCCCGAGTCGATGAACTCATCGGCGGTCATGCCTCCAACACGCAGGTCGTCGTCCATGAACCGGGCCACCTCTGCGTGTGCCACCTCTTGGGCTTCCTTCAGGGTGTTGAACCGAGATTGCGGGGTGCTGAACCGTGGGTCATCAGGCATACGCCCAACACGGGTGTTGTCGCCACGGACAACCTCCCAATACTGCTTCTTGCCCTTGCCTCTTCGCTGGACAACGAGCTTCTGCTGGCGCTGCCCACCGAGGCGTGGCAGGTCCATCTCGTAGATTCCCGGCTCGTTGCGCCTCCACACCGGCTCAACGCCTCCGTGTGGGTACTGCGCACCCTGCCTCGTGGAGCGATGCAGGTCGATGAACCAGTCGGGCGGGTCGGTCGGACTTGCCACCCTGCTGCTGGCATCGCCAGTAAACGACAACCACCACGGCACAGCTTCGCCTGCCTCAGCAGGAATCGAGCCACCGGACGGCAATGCAACCATATCGGGCGTATACGGTGGAGCATCAACCTCAACAGCCTGAATCCTTGGCCGGAGTTCGTCGATGGTCTGCTGGGGCGGGCGGGGGTTCTCGTCCATAAGCACTCGGCCATGTAGCTGCGGGGGATTCGGCCCAAGCTGTGTCTTTCCGGGGACGGCATACGTTTCGTCAGCGCCCAAGAGCTTTCTGACCTCACCCCAAATCTTGCGACCCTGACGGCCATGACGTGCCCACCCAATGCCGATCCACTCAACCGGATCGAGGAACAACTGTGCGCCGAAGTCAAGGGTGCCAGAAATCTTGTGAAACGGCTCGGTTCCCGGCTCGACAATCGAGGCGGCAACCATGCGACCCGGCGACCACGGAGTCTTGTTTCCACCGGGAATGGTGAAGATGACAGATTCGGCATCACGTCGGGACAACTCGGTGATCGGCTTGCCAAGCTCGGCTTGCGCAGTGGCATTGGCAGCAATCGACTGCCGCCAGATGCCGGGGGCGGCTTCGAGTTGCTTGACGTACCGCTCGTTGGCCGGAAGCCCTTGAGTCATCTGCTCCAGCGCCATCATGCGCTCGTTCACATCTTCGACTACGCCGGGGTCAATGTCTGAGTTCGGCAGGAACCCGGACCCAAGGTTGACATGTTCGCCTGCCAGCACACCGCCGATTGCCTCGAAGACGTACGGGTCTTGTGCCTTCCATGCTTCGAGAAGGGAAACGTCTTCGTTGGATGCGTACTGGAGGGTGCGTGGAAGGGCACCACCCGTCGTCATGTCCCAAAAGCCCTCCCATGCAGAGAACATCCATCGGGTGGTCCCCTTGAGCGGGTCGAGAACAGCCTCCGACGCCACGCCCATCAACCCATCCCACCATCCTTCGCCCGGTGTCTGGATGGGGCCAGCAGTGGTGCGGTTCGAGAGTTCCTCGTAGACGAGTTGGTCAGCCACCGGATTGCCCGCTGCAATGCCGCCTTGCGCAAGGCCAAGAATCAGCGGTGACGAAGCACCCGGATAGGTGATCGAGTTCGCCGCAATGGTCGCAGCCACCTGTGGCTTGCTCCATCGCTCGAAATACTGCTGTTGGGCATCAGCAATTTCCCGTTCCAGAAGCAGGTACTGCTCCTGTCCGGGGTCACGGACATTTCCGTATGGCATGGTTATCGCTCTCTACCGCTGCTGTTAGACCAGTCGATGAGTCGGGCAATGGCTGGGTGCGGGAAACGTGCGTACATCACCCGCAGCGCTGCTTGGGGATTCTGCGCCAGCGGTGACTGCTGGGGCGAGGACACCCCGGCAGTTGCTGGCTCTTGGGGGAACTGTGTAGGGCCAAACGCATCGGGAACCCGAGGCGAAGCAGCAGCCCCTACTGGGCGCGAGGGACCGGGGGATGGTCTTCCTGAAGGGGCCGCTGCTTCCTGGGCTTCCAACTTCTTACGTTCACCGTACCCGCGCCCTCCTGCGCTCGATATTGCTGGAGCCGCTCCTCCGTCAGTGCGCTGCGAGAGCGCACCCGGACCCGAAACGGCAGCAGGTTTGGCGGGTGTTCTCCGACCACCTCGTGCCATGACATCTCACTTCTTCTTTGCGGTTTTCTTGGGTGCCTTCTTGGCCTCGACTGGCTTGTTGACGAATCCACATGCTTTGCACTTCATGGTTTCTACCTCCGTACCTCGGCAGCCTTTTCCATCATCTCGAACCAGAGCTTGTCTGCCATTGCCTGCTCTGCTTCGGTTGCTTCCCGATACGCAGGCATCGGAGCCTCAACCCTCTGATTGTCCTTGTTGAAGAAGTGGCCCCATACGAAGTACAGAACCTTCCCTCGCTCTACGCCGTATTCCCCGAACTCGGTGACGACGTTCTCAAGGTTGCGGAACGGTCCCCACTCCCTGCCACCAATTGCCTCCGGCAATGGGTAGGTGGCCGTGTCGTCACCAGCGTCGGTGACCTTCTTGCCCTTTTCGTCGATGTCTGCGAACTTCGCCATGTGTTACCTCCGTGACGATGTGACGGTCTGTACGCCGCCCTTGGTTGCGCCGGTTTGTTCCATTTGGGACAGCACCGTTTGCACGGATGCCTCCGGTCCCAATGAAAGCTGGTCGCCTCCACCCATCATGCCAGCCATCATCATCTCCTCTTCGGACATTTCCGGCTCCTGCGGGGTGAAGAACTTTTTGAGAATCTCCATACGGTCCTGCGGCTTCTCCGCAATCTCGACCAGCACCATCGACGCACGGGGGTCGCCCTGTGCAGCCATCTGCTCGACTGCGGCCATCTGTCCCTTGTAGGCACGGTTGGCTGCGATGCGGTCGTTGATGAGCGGTGCGTCGTCGATGTTGTGCAGGTTCTCCTGCATGGTGATCGGGTCGAGGATTTCAGCTTGCAGCAACTGGAGGCCACCGACGATCTTGGTGCCCTCGTCCCATGTGGCCATCATGCCGTACACCCGACGTGTGCGGTAGTTGCCTGCAATGTCGGTGGCCGGGGTGTAGTTCTCCTCGACCTCCCGCCCGCCATCGAGCACATACACCCGCTTGGCCTTGCGAGGGAACAGGGCTTGGTCCCATTCGAGGCGCTTCGAGTCGATGCGCTCGGTGGCGTCGGCAATGACGGTCTGGTACTCCCGCACGTTGTTGGCCGCTGCCGACTGCAACTCCTTCATGCCCATCCCGGTGGCGAACGAGTTGGGGGACTGGCCATCCTGCTGCACGTCGTAGGCAGCGCCGATGCGGAACTGGCGCTCGATGCGGTCGATCTGCGCCCACAGTTGCTGGGGTGCGTCACCCGACTCCTTCTCGATGCGGGTGCCCGGCTCGAACTCATTGACGGCAAACCGGCCACGCTCGTAGGTCTCGCCCACCATCTCACCGATGATGTTCGTCTCACGGAACGTGGAGTCCTCGGAGGCGATCATGCCCAAGATGTTCAGCTTGGCCATCATCGCCATGAGGCCGAAGACATGGTGGTACTGGTTGACAGGGCGGTCGAAGGAGAACTTCTTGCCGACCACGAAGGCCGGTCCCGACTCCAACGGGTTGGGCATGAAGTCGATGACGACGGACATGGCCGGGATGGCGAGGTAGGTGCCTTGGGTGCAGTGGTATTCGTACACGTCGAGGCCGGTGCGTTCGCCTTCCCATCCCCGGCCACCGCCTGCGTCCACCCGTTGCTTGAAGTCGGATTCGGCTCGGGTCTGGAGGGAGTCCCAGTCGTCCCGTTGGTAATACTCCTTGATGGTCCGCAGCGGGATGCGTCGCACAATGGCCATCTCGTCGGGATGCTGGTCGGGGCCGAGCCATCCCATGTAGCAGTCGTAGGGGTCACGCAGCTTGGCGTACGGGTACGGCATGCCACCGACGACCTTGGTGGAAAGCGTCCACACGAAGTGGGAGTACCCCGGCAGCCACCGCCCGATCTGTGGGTAGTGCATCTTCATCCGGGTCACGTTGTCCCAGCCTTCGACGATGCGCTCACGCTTCTCGGCACGCCGACGTGCACGCTGTGAGTCCCGTGGGCCGTACGGCATCTTGAGGGTCGGGGGTACGCCCACCTGCTGGGCGAGGCGTTCGAGTCCTGATGCGACGAGGTTCACCGCTGGCAGGTCGATGCCGATTTCTGATGCAAGGCGCATCCCGGCTGCCGAGTCGCCACGCTGGGCACCTTGGTCCCACACCATTGTTGCGTAGATGCCATCGGTCCCACCGTTCATGACGTGACGAATGCGGTCCCGGTCATGGCGGGTATCCCGATTTGACTGAACCAATCGAGCGATGTTGTCGAGAACCTTGTCGCTATCCATGTTCACCTCGTGGGATATGCCGTTGACCACGGCGCGCTGTTTGCATCTGTCAATGTCTCAAGACCGGGGTAGGAAGCTGCGTAGTCGAGGGTTGCCTTCTTCTGGCGACCCTGCTTCTGCCATCCCTTGATGACCTGTGACCACGGGAACCACGAGGCCATCAGGATGTCCGATTTGTTCTTGCGCTGTTTGGAAGAATCATCTGTGAACATCACCAACTCACGGATGAGCATATCAGTCTTCCGCCGAGCTTCGTGGTCACCATAGGGAAGGCGTAAGGTACCGGAGTGATATTGCCGTGCCATTGCGCTAACCCCAAAGTACGGGTCATGCTTGTTCATCCCGGTGTGCGTGGGCCGGATCGTGAACCCTTGTTCCTTGCGAGCCTTGACAGCAGGATGATCGAAGAACGTCCGCTGATAGCCAACATCCTCAATGACCCACACCTCTACACCATATTCGCGATACCACTCGTCCATGAGCCGCACGGCTCCATCGACCCCACCCGCCTTCTGAGTTTCGAGGTCAACCATGTACGCGGTCCCATCATCCGTGACCGCCCACAGGAATGCTGCCTGTGTCTGACGTGCGGCAGGATCAAGACCCGCTATGAGCCGGTACCCGTCTGGTATGAGGTCAAGCCCGAGGGGTCGCCCGAGGTCGAGGCACTTTTCCCTGATGATGTCTGGATCGAAGATCATGGAGCCTTCGGGACGTGGCTGATTGAGGTACATCATCTCGAAGAGTGAGCGACCCACCGTGTCCTCCTGCTCGACGAGGTATTCGAGCGGGTTGAGTTCGGGGAACAGCACGCACGGGAAGCTGCCGTCAGGGCGGCGCTGCACCATCGAGTGATCGGCTGCGACCTCCCGGCCACACACCCCGGCGTCGTGGGCCTTGTCCACCCGGACACGCCAGTTGTCCGATTCGAGGTACAACGAGTACAGGTCGTCGAAGTGCACCCGTGACGAGATGATGACCATGCCGGTCCAGAACATCTTGCGGGTTGCCACCTTGATGCGGAACCAGTCCTTGGTCTTCTGACGGGCCGAAGGGGTCTGCACGTTCTCGGGGTCTTCGGGGTCATCGACGACGATGAAGTCACAGTCGAGGGAGTGGATGCGACCCGACACGCCCGTGCACCACATGGTCGGCTGCTTCTGGTGGCGGGTGCGGGTCTTGACGGTGAACTTGGTGCGTGCCCACAGCCCACCTTTCTCCAGTGGCCGGAAAGCTTGGTTGGGCGGCAGGTACGCCTCGATGAGTTGCTCGTGGTCGGCCAAGATGTCCCGCACGGAGCCGAGCATGTTCTCGGCAATGTCGGAGTTCGGGCCGATCCACAGGATGCGGATGTCGGGGTTGCGCAGGATGAGCCACGGGCAGAAGTGCACGAGCAACTCGGACTTGCCGTGCCTCGGGGGCGACAGGATCATGGTGCGCCCACCCGTGTAGATGGTGGCCAGCACTTCCCTGATCCATGCAAGGTGGAAGTCTCGGGTGATGAAGGGGCGTCCCGGTGCAAACTCGAAGAAGTGGTCCCGCCAATCCTTGAACGCTGCCACGGCCTGATCGAGTGCGGCCTCGAAGGCTTCGGTCTCCCCGTCCTCCCACAGCTTGCGCATATAAGCGTCGGAGGGTCCGAGCATGGCAGCGAACTCGTCGGCCACCTCCCACACCTGTGAGCGGACTTCGACATCCCGTTCGGCCAACGCAGCTATGCGTACCCGGTACACGGCAGACTCCGACACCCGTAGCTGTCGGGAGATGGTGGTGTTGAGCATGCGCCCACCCAACCAGTCCTCCCACTCCTCATCGGTGAGGGTGTCCTTGATCCGCTCGAACAGCTTTCCCCTGCGCCCCTGCGTCAACGCCCGATGTTGGATCGGGTTCTCGGCAGCTTCTGCCTCTGCTGCCTTGCTCTCACGGTATCGCTGCTGATGAAACTTCTGAGCACATGTGTCGCTACAGAACTTGCGACGACCCTTCTTCACCAGCTTGCGGCAGCCCTCATGCTGGCAGCGTGGTCGGGTATCAGGGCTACTTGACGCCAATGGTCTTCCTCATGGACACTTCGCCCAACCCACAGCGGCATTCCCACCACAACAGCAGCCAGTGGGCGTCCAAAGCCACCTGCCTACGGATGAATACATCTCCACATGTGTTGCACATGGTCGTCAGCGTATCAGAAATAGCAGAAAGGGTGGAGTTCTGGGCCAACTCCACCCCTCCTGCATGGGAGACCAGTTGACGTAGACAACAGACAAGCCTACGATGCTGGTAACAGGCATGACCTTAGCCCATTCGCACAGGCATGTCGATCAGTTTCTCCCCAACGGGGGATTGGGCCTCCCTCGCACCACCGTCAAACGGGTATGGATGTTCTCATGGAGAGACGCTCAGGGGGTGGCCACGCAAGAACCCACCACCACAAACCAGACCCAAGCCCTCAAACACCGACCTTGCCTGTACAGGGTGAATATTGTCCACGACAATCGCCCAACCACCGCAAAAACTTGCGACAGAAACCCCCACCGGTGAACAAATTACACCATATGTCACTTGACGGTGCACAAATGAGGGGTGAGTAAGAGTAAAGGGGAGGGACCGAGGTTGAGATGGGGGTAGGTCATACTGTTCGCTTGTGGCCTCCTCCCCCCGGGCCATCGGCACCGATACCTATGCCCTACCCTTCCCCGTACATGGTGGGCGCTTGAGCTATGTCCGATGGCGCGC